ACGTTATAGTTTGTAGCATAAACACGCACTTTTGCGGTTTTTGTTCCTTCAACTGTAGCATTTGAGAGCACAAGTTGGAGTGTGGCGTTATCAATACGCGAGAAGTTACATGTGCCACTGGGTTGATGTTCCTCAGGGCGAAGAGCAAAGGAATAAACGTTAATACCTTCATCAGGGTTTCTGGTGTGGGCTTGGTAAGGTTGAACCCAAGAGAAGTAAGTTCCTTCACGCTCAGAGAAGCGGTCTTGGCCGTTAAGTTGAAGCTTAGCGGTAACAACGGGGTTTTGACCCCAGCAATGCATGTCCAAAGAGGTCTCAGTGAGAACGAATGTTCCAGCATCAGAGACGCCAGAGTTATCGTTGTGGTAAGAGTTATCAGGAACAAGACCAGCAAGGACGTCTTGAGCGAGTCCAGAAGTTGTAAGGGGGACTGGTTGTCCTCCAAGATTAGGCTCATTGTAAGGATTGGAAGGTCCGTGCCAGTAACCAGTGAATCCGGCATTGAATTGCTCGGGAATGTAATCAAGAGCGCCGGCGTCTTGGAAAAGACCGTTGGCTGTAATGAAAGCGCGACTGTCTTGGGCAAGAGCTGCGGGTCCGCCAAAAGCGTGAACGGCATTAGGAAGAGCGTCAATTGCGTCGGTGTAGTTGAAAGGTTGAGCTCCAAGGACCTTGAACAAAAGAGCATCGCAAGTCAAAGAAGAGCAATAGTCAACGTTTTGATCGGGTTGAACAACCCATATAAGCTCCTTAACTGGATGGTTGAAGTTAAGCTTAATCTTGTTAGAAGAAGAACCGACAGACTCATCTCCAGTGAATTGGAGTTGAGTAATCAAATACTCGTGAGGATTTTGAGCCATTCTGCGACGCTCGTCAGTATCCAAAAAGACGTAGTCAACGTACAAAGAAGCAGCAACCAAAGATTGATTGTAAGCAATTGTGGCGGGAACAGGTGTTCCAACGTTGTATTGTCCAGCGGCACCTTTGTAAGGATTTGCGTTACAGTTCAAAGTTGTAACTGCCCACAAGCACTCATCAATAGGGCGGATATCAAGGTTAATCTTGACTTCGTGGTATTGAAGAGCAATCAAAGGAAGAGCAAGTCCTGGGTTGGTACAGAACCAAAATTGAAGAGGAATGTACAAAGTTGTCTCTGGAAGAGCGTTACGGGGGGCACACACTTGACGAGGAGCCAATGAGTCGCAAGGACCATCAACGTCAGAAAAGGAAGGATCAGTAATGAATGTAAGTTGTGTTGTGTTTCCAATCATGTTCCAGTATCCGCGTTGTTGTTCGCCAGTCATTGTAAGTTGGTTCCAAATGTGCATCCAGTCACCATATTGACGGTCAATACGTTGACCACCAATTTCAACTTCAACTTGAGCAATAAGTTGTTCTCCGGGGTAATCTAACCAACGAGCATAAACTCCGGTATTTTGTCCAGTTGTATAGTTTCCAAGACCCATAAGTTGATTAATTTCAGGAAGAGTTACCTGAAGATAAGTGCGATAAGCTAAATCACCGTTTCTGCTAATCACGCATTGGACACGGCGTCCAAAATCGGCTTGACCGTTAAAAGTTTGCTCAATTGATTCAATAGCAAAGTTAGTGTATCTACGGTATGTGACTTTCCAAAAAGTAATTTGAGGGTTACCAGTAAGGTAAACGTCCTGAGCGCCATAGGCAACAAGTTGCATTAATCCACCTCCCATATTTATATTAATGCTAAAGAAAAAAAATTTAAAGATTTAAAATTAATTGATTATAAATAAAATAAATTACACAAAAAATTTATTTTAGTTTTTTTGTATTTAATAAAATTTAATTGTATTTATTATGATATAAGTTTTTTAATATCAAAGTTATTTTTCATAAATTTTAATAAATATGATTCTTCTAATACTTCCTTTTTCCCTTCGTGATTTTTTGAAAATACATATGAGTTTTCTTTTTTTTTTATACACCATCCGTCATTTAATGCGTTATATATTAATAACATTTTTTGAAACGTTATGCTATCTATTTTTAAATTACCATTTTCAATATATTCTTCTAAATGTTCTATATTTATTTTTACATCCATATTTATTTAATTATTAGAAAAGTAATAATCCGTTTTAACTAGTTTACATTTTTAAAGCAAACAGCGTATGGTGCCAAAAAAATATAAAAATAAGAATTTTTATAATGTATTACAAATATACAATAATCATTTTATTTTTTATATATTATAATCTATATAATATATATTTTATATTTATTTTTAATTAAATAAATATTCTTACATTTATTTAAATTAAGTCAATGCCAAATTTTAAACCAAAAACAAATAAAAAAATTAAGTACAATAAGAAGTCTTCGATCACTTTGGACGGTAAGCATAAAGAATTTTTGAATGAATTTTCTAAATATGAAGATGATATAATTCCCAATTTAAAGATAGAAAAACAAGATTTAAAAACGAAGTTAGAAGACGTAAATAATGAATTATCGTTAGAAGAAAAGCTAGATATTTGCGATAAAATGAATGAAATAACCAAAAATATAAATGACTTAAAAAAGAAAAAGAAGGATTATTTTTTGGATAATTCTAAATTCATATTTGACTATTTTGAAAATAAAAAAAATATATCAAACATATCAAATTCTAAAGCTTGTAATAAAAATAATATAGTGAATTCGTTTTTTAAAATTAAACAGAATGATGAAAGTGATAACAATATATATCAAACAAAAAATAACAATATAGTTCAAAAATATCTCACCAATATTGATGATACATTTCTTGATATTAATTCATTTGTTTATCAAACAGACGTTTGTCAACACTGTTTTAAAGGAGAGATGATACCGCTTGAAGATGAAGGAATTATAATTTGTAACTCTTGTTCTAGAAATATACCTTATCTTATTGAAAATGAAAAACCGTCCTATAAAGAACCACCCAAAGAAGTATGCTTTTACGCTTATAAAAGAATTAATCATTTTAAAGAAATTTTGTCTCAATTTCAAGGTAAAGAAACAACACAAATACCTATTGAGGTGATTGAAAACATAAAGTTACAAATTAAAAAAGAGAGAATCAACACAACCCAAATTACAAATCATAAAACAAAAGAGATCTTAAAAAAATTAGGATATAATAAATATTATGAACATATACCATTTATTAAAGATAAATTAGGAATTAAACCGCCTATAATGAGTCCTGAATTAGAAGAAACGCTGTGTAATCTTTTTATCGAATTACAGGCGCCCTACTCTAAGGCTTGCCCAGACGACCGTGTAAATTTTTTAAATTATTATTATACTGCTTATAAATTATGCGAGTTATTAGGTGAAATTCAATATCTTCAACACTTTCCCATGTTGAAAGATAGAGAGAAAAGAATGGAACAAGACACAATATGGAAACAAATATGTGAAGAATTAGATTGGGAATTTATACCAACTATATAATTCTAAAATACTTTTATGAATAATACATTTTTCAAAATAATGTATTATTTAATTTTGTATATAAATGATTTTAGAACCCTCCGGGAAATTTAACCAAGTTAGCGCCAATACCGAAGCCAGCACCAGAACGAGCAGTAGATCCCATACTAGGAATATATGTATCTAAAATACTAAATGTTGCGGCAGCGGTTAAAGAAATCAATATAATTTCTTCAACATTTAAAGATCTTTTAGGAATGGCGAAAGCAGCAATGGCGACCATTAAACCTTCAACTAAATACTTTATAATTCTCTTAACAAGTTCTCCAACGTTAACTAAACCGTTCATTATAAATATTAATAAGAAAAAAAATATATATATTGCGATAAAAAACTTAAAACAATATAACTAAATAAATTAAATGAATCGTTCTAAAGAAAGTATTTCGGCCAAAAAAAATTTGGGGTTTGAAAAAAAAAAGGTAAATGGTAAAAATAATCCTAAATATGTTGATTTATTGGAAGAAGATAAAACTATAGCTGGACAAAAATTCGTATGCGTTTCTTTTGTTTCCCCCGAAACAATATTAAAAAATAAAGAAATATTCTTTTTTGAAGAATTTTTAAAGAAGTGGGATTTTAATAAATCAATGGAAAAGTTTGTTCAATTTTTAAATTTTGTATCTTATAAGTACACGTTATCGTTTGATGATATTACAAATGATTTTAAAGAATTTGTTAAGGAAGAAAAGGAGGCTTTAGCTAATTCCTCTATGGATGATGATTACAAAACCTTTTTGGATAACAATGAAGAGGAATTGGAGAAAAAATTTGGAATCGCAAATAATTTTCAAACAAGCGTTAGAGGCCTAAAGATCCGTGGTAGTTATCCTACTATGGAAGAGGCTGAGCTTAGATGTAAAATGTTGCGAGAAATTGATCAAAACCATGACGTTTTTGTGGGACCAGTTGGCATGTGGATGCCTTGGGAACCTGAAGCTTACAAGACTGGAAGAGTTGAGTATATGGAAGAAGAGCTTAACCAATTGATGCATGAAAAGACGAAAAATGAAGCCAACGCTAAAAATGCTTTTGATCAGCGCGTTAAAGACACCAAACAAAAAGCAATTGAAGAAAATATTAAACATGCTGAAAAGAGTGGAAATACCTTGACGCAAACAATCGACAAAGATGGTAACTTGGTTGGAATTAACAACGTAAACAGTCAAGAGATATCATTTCAAGGGAAAAATGTGGATACTATTTCGGCAGCGGATATTCGCAAGGAATTATTTGAGAGCGAAAATGTTGTCATTGGTGAGACGGATCACGGTCAAAGTTTATTAATTAGTGGACCTTTTGCCACAAAGAAACCATCAAATTCTGAAGATTCCATGGAAAGAGTTGATTAAAAAGTTATTGAGTTTTGTATAATATAAAATATAATTAAAGTTAATAATATTTTATATGAAAAATTTTGTAAAATAATTACTTTTTTGAAAATAAAGCTTTATTAATTTCTCTCAAAACATTAGATAAATCAAATCCTTCTTCGTTAGGATTGAATCTAATTATTTTATTTCCTAACGATAATATATAATCCTCTCTCATTTTTTCTTCCTGAGGATCTCTATCGCAGTGGTTAAATTCATCACATTCAATTACTAATTTATAATCTATAAAATACAAATCTGCTCTATATTTGCCAATCATAAATTGTCTTTTTAAATTTAAAATATCTTTAAATGAATTTTCAATAAATCCTATTGTTTGGTTTTCAATGCACATACATATTGCATTAATTTGTTTTACATTGTCCGAGACATTTACGATATATCTGTTTCTCAAATTATAAGAGTTTTTCAATAGTTCAAATGCTTCTTCTGTTAGATAAAATTCTATCTTGTTATGTCCTCCATGTTGGGTTTTATTTTTATTTTTATCAATAATGTAATGAACGTTTTCCTTATAATTTTTTTTTAAATTTCTTACAATATCAATTTTTTGTTTTGTTAAAAACAATAACTCATCCAAATTTCGTGTAAATAAACTCATTCTGTATTGTAATTTTATTTATTTTATAATAAATAAAATCAATTTTTTTACGTCATATTACGCCTTTTAACATTTCAAAAATCCTAATAGAAAGCATAAAATTGAATTTATTGATCACTATAATAGTAATCATCATTGTAAACAGTTTTGTTTTTTACACTTCTACTCATTTTTGCGGCTGAAATATTTTCACTTTCTGCAGCTTTAGCAATCGTGTCCCATGTTCCCAACAATTCGTTTGTTTTAGTTTCTCTCTTGTATACTTTTTTAGAAGTAGTTGAAGGTTTTTTATATTCTTTTACTTCACATTTTAATATAATTCCATAATACCCTTGACCGCTTCCTTGAGAAGTCCACACAGTAGAATACAAAACATTTTCATTTGGTTTTAAATAATTTATGATTTCTTCCATTTCATTATTATTAATATTTTTCCCAATATTTTTTTTCCATGTAACATATTCGTCTAATAATGTATTTTTTAAAATTGTACCGCCTGGCGTAAAAAGACATTTTTCAAATATAAAAGTTTCAGCATCTGTTTTACAAAGAGATTTTTTGTATTCAATGTCCTTAAGTTTAATTCCAGAATATCCATTTACAACTTGATTTTTATCTTGGTTTTGAAGTCTACAATATTTAAATTTTGTATCTAAAAAATTTTTAAAAGCAATAGTAACTTCTTTTTTTGTATTTTTACTCCAAAGTCTATATTTTCCAATTATGTCTTTTGAATTAACTTCAACGTCGCTTCTTACAACGCAAAACTTTTCAACGAAATCATTAAAATTATTATGTAATTGGTTGTCTTGAAAAATAAGTGGTTTAGATAATGGTTCATCTTCATTAAAATCTGTTTGTGTGGATATTTCATTTGTAGATATTTTCGTATGAAACTCGGTTTGATTGTTCAAAATTTGGACTTGGTTCTCATAACATTTAGATAATTTTAATTGACGGTCAGATACGTTTGATATATTTATGATATTTATATGATTAATTATATTTAATATAATTAATTTCGCCTCTTCAACGTCTAATTGAAAAACCTCATCCTTTACTTTAAACTGAGATAATAGTAAATGAATATAACTTTCTACAATTTTAATATCTAAAAAGGGTACTGGTATAGACAATTCTATTTTGCCATATTTGCAAACTTGTTTATATGGTTTGATTCTATTATGAACGTTTTTTGAAAAGCCAATTTTTAGTTCAGGATTTTTTTTTGTTGTATCAATATTATAAATATAAATATTTGGGATTAATTCGGTTTTTTCCAGTTCATTCGTTAACAACTTATTTTCCTCATCTTTTTCTTTTAACTGTTTATCTTTATTTTCTAATTGAAGTTTTAGTTCGTTGCTTTCTTCTTCTACTATTTCTTGTAACGTTTCTTCTAATTTCATATAATATTCGTGTATTTCAGAAGCCTTTTTTGTTTGTGCTTTTAAACACAATGACTTGAAACATTTGATTGTTAAAAATATTTTTTTAATATTTTGTCCTCCATTTTGTTTAACTAAAACCGCTTTACCTTCAGGACTAGTTACATTTGTATAATCTACGTCATTCTGAAAATTTTTTTCTAACAAAGAAAAAGCCTTTGCTTTTTGGCTAAATCCTAACCATTTCCATACGTCATCTAAATCAATAACAAAATCTATATTTTTATCGTAGTTTAAAAAGCAATAAAAACTACTTACAAACAATTGTTGTTCAAATCCTGTAAAATTTGCTTTTATTTTGTTTAATAATTTGTTATTGTATCTAGACGAAAGCTTTGTTATTGGGTTATTTTCAATTAATTGAACGATGTTTAGTTGTTGTTGTTGCATCTTATTATACTATTTATAATAAGATATTCTTTAAATCGTTTAAACTGCTTTTATATTTTGGAATCGGTTTTTATAAAAGTAAAAAGCGCTTGTCTTATCCGGAAAGCAAGATTTTACCATTTATTTGCCTTTTTCACGCTAATTTTGGGTCCAGCACCGCGTTTTTTCACTGCTCCTGGGTCATATTTTTCCACATCATCGTCTGAATTGTATCCTTTTGACAATTCCCAGAACTCTTTTGACCCCAATCTGAAGTCATTATGAGCATCTGCCTTATACCAAAAGACCTGATCTTGTAGTTTATTTGATTTTGAGTTGTTATTTATGACCAAACACTCAAAATTTTCAGTACATTGATCCATTACCTGACAAAAAGACTCAAAAGTGGGGAACATTCCAGCATAATTTTCATATATTCTTCTTCTATTGGCAATGTAATTTTCTCTCAAAATAAAAACATAATCTATATTCGTTCTAAGGGTTGGAGGAATTCCTAATGGATATTGCATTGTGATGATCAACATTACCTTCCAGTGTCTGCCGTTCATGAAGAGGAGACGCATGAGCTTATCTCTAGACCATGTATTGTCATACAAACAATCATCGAGAATAACAAAGGCTCTCGGGTCAATTGTGCTTTTTTTATAGGTTTCTATTTCCTTTTTAATTTGTTTCAAAACAGTGCGTTGTCGTTTCAAAATGTTTTCAATAATGGCTGTATTATATTCATTGTGGACGAATAATTTGGGCACCATTTTGCCGTAAAATCCGTTACCTTCTTCTGTGCCGGATATAACGGTGCCGATAGGAATATCTTGTTGATAAAATAATAAATCTCTAACTAAAAAGGATTTGCCGGTATCACGCTTCCCAATTAAGACGACGACGGGTCCTTTATTTTCATTCGGTTTAAAACTAATACTTTTCATGTCAAATTTCTTAAGCTCTAATGTCATTTTAATAAAAATGGAAATAAAAATTACCAAAAAATACGCGCAATATAAAATTAAAATTTAATACTTTTTCATAAATAATAAGTTAAAATTATACATAATTTATATATTAATTAGCTAATGATGATTAACATAAATTATCAAAAAAGAAAAAATCAAGAACTTTTCAAAAGTTTAGAAGATTCGAAACTTCTTTTTCTCTCTAAAACACAAAATTATATTCCGATATATCAACGATTTTTTTCTTTAACAGAAACCAATTACAACAATATAAACTTGAACCATAAATGGTATATCTCTAGCATTAAAGAACAAACAGAAGAAGAGTCAAATATATTTCATTGTAAAATTAAAAATGTAGATACACAAAAAACGAAGGATAAAGATATTTTTTTTAAAATGGCGCCTTTATTAGATCCATATAAGTATTTAATAGGAAAATACAACGTGAATGATAAGAATTTATTCAAATTGCCAAAAATAGATTCCGACGAAACAACATGTAATAGTAAGTTTTTAGACGTTAATAATTGCGCTTATGTAGATGGTTTTTTTTTATTTTTATCGAGTAATCTAATATATGCGAATAATTTTGCGCATGGATTAGATTATTATGGTTCCTTTTTAGCAGTGAAAAATAATTACAAACTAAATATATTTGACGATTTAGAATATTTGGTAAATTCATCCTTTTTTAATAAAAACAAAGATCTACTTTTCAAGGTGGATGATTATGAACATTTATTTTCACATGGAGAAAAAAAACTGGAACCTATTAAAATTGACCACAATGTAACAAATAAATCGGCTATTTCTGTTACGTCTATTAATAATGAAATATATGAAAATATGTTTTATGATAATGATACGATTAAAGAAAATCATATAGATTTGAATGATTTAAAGAATATGACGTTAGATTTGGTTGATATAACAAATACGACACAAATTGGCTCAAACGAAAAAACTACGACGATTAAATCGGGATCCACTTGTTCATCTAGAACGTCTCATACGTCTAGTGAAAATAGTGAAAATAATGAAAATAATGAAAATAATGAAAATAGTAATTGCGAAAATTGTTGTGACGTGGTTTCCATTAATGGAAGCGATGATGATGCTGAAGATAAAACTACAAATGATTATGTCAATGAATTAGAAGAAATTGAATATGACGCAGACGATAGTGGAGAAGACGATGATTATGAAGAAGAACAAATAATGGCTACGATACCAAAATTCCCTATTCAATTAATATGTATGGAAAATTGCGAAGATACATTTGACAATCTCATTCTAAACAATGATCTAACGCCTAGTGAATGGTATTCAGCTTTTATGCAAATAATAATGATACTAATTACTTATCAAAAAGCGTTTGCTTTTACGCACAATGACCTTCACACGAATAATGTAATGTATAATTCTACAAATAAAAAATATATTTATTACTGTTACAACAAAAAGTATTATAAGGTTCCTACGTTTGGAAGAATATTCAAAATAATAGATTTTGGAAGAAGTATATACAAATTTAATGGAAAAATATTTTGTAGTGATAGTTTTAAAATGGGAAATGATGCGGCTACTCAATACAATATAGAACCGTATTTTAATGAAAAAAAACCTAGATTAGAACCAAATTTTAGTTTTGATATTTGTCGATTAGCTTGCTCTATTTTTGATTATCTTGTCGAAGATATTGAAGAAGTGAAAGATATCAGCAAATGTGATCCAATTAAAAGGCTGGTAGTTGAATGGTGTCTAGATGATAATGGAATGAATATGTTATATAAAAATAATGGAGCTGATAGATATCCTGATTTTAAATTATATAAAATGATATCAAGGTGTGTACACAATCATACTCCTCAAGCTCAATTAAATAGACCTGAATTTAAAGAATTTTGTAATTTTAAAGATGACGTTCCAAATGACGTAATAAATATAGATAACATACCTAGTTATATATAAATAAAACTCATATATTTGGTAAAAAATAATATATTTTTTTATTATAAAATATAATATGACTAATAATGAAAATACAGATAATATAGATAATATAGATAATATAGATAATATAGATAATTTTGATAATATTGATAATTTTGATAATTTTGAAAATATAGATAATATAGATAATATTGATAATATTGATAATTTTGAAAATACAGATAATATTGATAATTTTGAAAATACAGATAATTTTGAAAATACAGATAATACAGATAATACTACTAATAATAAAAATATAAACAATGACTATGGTTTTATAATTTCTCGTCACGTTAATTCTGAAAAGACTAATCGGTATTGGAATAATTGTGTAATTTGTATAAGACGTTTTTACCCTTTTAGAAAAATAGTAATCATTGATGATAATAGTATACAAAAATTTGTAAAAGCTGATTATAATTACAAAAATATAGAGGTTATTCAATCTCAATTTCCGGGAAGAGGAGAGTTATTACCGTACTATTATTTTTTAAAAAGGCGATTTTTTGAAAATGCTGTAATAATTCACGACAGCGTGTTTTTTCATAGAAGAATAAATTTTGAATCATTTAAACAAAATGGAGTTCAAGCTTTACCTTTGTGGCATTTTGAATCTGATAAAGAAAATGTTGATAATTCATTGAGAATAACCAATTTTTTAAATAATAATCTATTTATAAAAAAATCATTAAGTTCAACTGATAAAATACTCGGAATGAAAAATTTGAAATGGATCGGGATGTTTGGAGTACAATCATATGTAAATTTAAGATTTCTTAATTATATCAACGCAAAATATAATATATGTAATATGATAACAGCAGTTACCTGTAGAAAAGACAGGTGTTGTTTAGAGAGAATAATGGGATGCTTATTTTTTATTGAATCTAAAAGAATACGTAAAAAGAAATCGTTATTCGGAAATATTTTTAAATATCAAAAATGGGGATATACTTATGAACAATATAAATATGATCTTTCTAAAAAACGAATACCGTCGCCAATAGTAAAGATCTGGACCGGTAGATAATATAATATAATTTATATAATCAAAAAATTATATTATACTTTTTTAAAAGAATATATATATGTCAGAACCAAATGTATTATTAGCAATAGTACAATTAATTCATTTTTTTATTGACGCATTTTGTATGTCATATATATTTTTATTTAATCCAATGTATGATATTTATTATTGTTGTTTTGTTTTTTTACAAACTATACATTGGGGGTTACTGAAGAATGAATGTATTGTAAGCTATTATGAAAAAACATTAATAAATCCAAACTATAAATTAGGAGACAACCCTAAATGGATACCTCATTATAAAATTTATCATAATAAAATTACGATTCTTTTAAAGGCTATTTTAATTTTGGGAACTTTGGGTATTGTTATATTTAGAAATAAGAAAAATGATATTCCTTATATATGCGTTGGTGCTATAATATTATGGTTATATTTTACTTATTTTTATCACAAATCCCAGTTGTAAATAATATATAAATAATATATAAATATAATGTATATATGATAGGCAAAATAATAGCTATAATTCATTTGTCACTAGCATTTTGTTATTCATTTTACGCATTTATCTTCCCTAGTAATGTATTATATGACTATTTTTATTTTATATTTTTGAGTTGCGTACAGTTGTCTTGGCTATTATGCTATCATGAATGCCCTATATCTTATTTCTATAAATATATTCATTATAAAAATTATACTTGTGGTGATACTACTACATTAGATGATTTTAAAGAATTAGCAGGCAGTATGAATAAAAATACTACAAGTTCAATTGATTATAGTAAAATAGGAGATACAGTATTTTCGTTTTTTTTAACTATGTCTATTATTATAGCGGGATATAGAAGTAAATTGGTAAATATATTTTTAATAATTTTTGTATTTATTATTATGAGGTATTTTTATATTTTTTTAAATAACGCTGTAGGTTATAATACAAAAGATATAATTACAAATACGTTAGGAAAAAACAGTTATGATATTCTAAAAAAAATATACGAAGACTATAAAATAATTAGAATACACGACGAAATAAATATGTTAATTGGGATAATCACAATTTTATTTATTTTGTATATTACGTATAAAAATAGAAAAATTTTGCGAATGTAAATATATATTTGTATATATAATATAATATATGGAGGAAAATTTACACTGCTATACTTTTAAAAAAATTACAAATAACAATGGGTTTTTTGAAGATATTGTTGAAGCAACGTATATAATTCATTTAAAAGATAATGGTCGTATCAACAGTATCCAAGAACAACTACAAGAGTATCAACCAACAAAAATTATTTATATTGTATACAATGACGGATTTAAAAAATGTGTAAAATCTGAATTTATACAAAATAGCGTATCGGATTTAATTGATGTAAATTTACAAATTTTAAAACATTCTAAAAAAATGAATTATGGTAATATTTTGGTATTAGAAGATGATTTTATTTTTAGTACAAAAATAAAAGAACATTTTCATAAAAATAATATTATATCATTTTTAAAAAATAATAATTACAAGCCGTATTATTATTTGTTAGGTTGTGCGCCAATGTTACAAATTCCATATGATTATTATAACTATAGACCAATATTGTCTGGAGGCGCACATGCGGTTATTTACAATAGTAAAATGAAAGATATCATATTGAATCATAAACAAGAAAATATGACAGATTGGGATGATTTAGGAATTTGGTTGAATCATCGATATACATATTATATACCATTATGCTACCAATTGTTTCCTGATACCGAAAATTCGAATTCGTGGGGAGTTGATGACAATTTTATAGTACGTTACACAAAACAATCCGGCAAAATATTTTTAAAACTTTTGAATATGGATCAAAACGTAGAACCAGGGTATTCTATATTATATATATTTTCAAAAATATTATTTTTTGTTATAATTTTGATTGTTATAGTATTTATAGTAAAAATATACAATCTCATAATTTTGAATAAATCGATAAAAGTAAAAAGTAAAAATAGAAAGTAAAAATATGTTGACTTTTATTATATTGCCGTATTATATATGAAGACGGAATATAAAAATACATATTTAATGCTAAGTTACGTCAGCCACATGTTGTGTGAATTTTTTTTATGCCTTTACGTATTTATAATGCCAAAAAAATATGATATTTATTATGCGATGTATATTTCATTATTAATAGTATTAAAATTAATTTTTAAATATGAGTGTATAATAAATTACTTCGATAAAAAATTAATAGAGCCAAATTACGTATTAGGATCAAATCCTAAATATGTGCCATATAAAAGGAAATTGTATAATGATAATAAATATTTTATATCTTTTATTAATTGTTTGATTATTTTAAATTTGATATTGATATTTTCTCGAAATCAAAGTAATTTCATTAGAAGCGTATGTATATTCAATATTATAATGTGGGCGTTTATTGAATATAAAACGCAAACGTTTACTCCTTTGAAAAATAAAAAATAAATAATAAATAATTTTTGAATATAATATAATTGTTGTATTATATTATATTATATTATATTACATTGCTATAATGGATGTAAATTATAATACGCGCTGTTATAAAATACAAAAATATACATACGACGTGGGAATTTTAGATGATAGCATTGACGCAACTTATATCATTCATTTAAAAGACAATGGTCGTTTGGAACATATCCAAGAACAATTGAAAGAATATCATCCTACAAAAATAGTTTACATAGCTTTTAATAAAGGATTTAAAAAATGCGAAAAAAAATTAATAGAACAAGTTTCTTATCAAGATTTAACGGATGCGTTTTTACAATGTTTTAAACACGCAAACCAAAATAATTATAATAATGTTCTTATATTGGAAGATGATTTCATCTTTAGTCCTAATATAAAAAAACCTGAAAATATACAATCAATAAATGATTTTTTAAATGAAAAAAAGAATGAGGAATTTATATATTATTTGGGATGTAATCCAATTTTAGTACTGCCTTGTAGTACTGATTTGAAACATTACAAATCATATAAATCTTGTTCTACGCACGCAACAGTATATTCAAAAAAAGCAAGAACAAAAGAGTTAAATCTAAATTTAAAACACTGGGACGTTATTATTGAAAATGGCATTCCAAATAAGTATTTATATTATATGCCAGTTTGTTATCAAACCTATCCAGATACAGAAAATAAAAAAACGTGGTCGGAAAAAGATAATATAGCAATCGGATACGCTAAAAATAAAATAATTACTGTTCTGAACTTAGATAAAACACCGGAACCTGGTTTTTCTATTATATATTTTTTCGCGAAATTTATTATCCCGTTCCTTTTGTTGTTTTCTATAGGTATGATTCTTTTTGTAATTTATTATATATTTCTTACGTTTACATATAATGATAAGTATTTTAAAAAGAATAATTTTAGAAAAAATAGAAAATAAAAAGTAAAGTAAAAATATTTATAAAATTAAACAAGTTTACAAGTCTATAATTTTATAAATATTTTATAAATATTTGATAAACAACTTTAAAACCCAGGATTGTCAGTAAAAACTGGAGTAATATTTGAGCTTGAGCTTGATCCAGAACCGCCTGATTGCGATGCTGTTTTTAATTGTTCCAAAATAAAATATCCAGAAATAACACTAAAATAAACTAAAAGAGCGTCTCTAACAAGTAATTTAACGGGTTTGCTTTCTTTGTCAACAAATCTCATTTCTAAGAATTTAGCAATTAAAAAAATAATTGCTATTACCGCAGCAATAATAAAAATATTTTCCATTTAAAATATTCTTTGTATATTCTTTTACTTATTTTACGCAATTTATTCTAAAACTTCGATATCATCTAACAACAAATCTGGCAATAAATTCATTTCTGGTTCATTTAATGGATGGACGTCTAAATTATTCAATTCGACAGACTGGTCTGAAATATTCAATTTTACAGATTCATTGTCTTCGTCGTCATCTAATGCTTCTTGTCTTCTCTGTACGGCTCTCATTTCACTAATTTCTTCTAATCGTTCAATATTTTTTGGAGCTTGTATTTTCAAATCATTATTATTTTCATCGCGAGCATAATCTATATTATTAAAACTTAACCTTGAGTCAACGTTTTGCGTAGTTTGAGTTGTACCTGTAGAACTAGAACTATTTAATTGATTTAATTGATTTAATTGATTATTTGCTAAAGGCAACGGTTGTTCTAAATATTGTTCTTTTATTTCTTCAACAACATCCTCTTCAACCGTTTCATCCATATACGCTTTTAAAATGCTTTCAACTGGTACGCTTTCTCTTAAAGTGTTTAAAATACATTCTTGAACAATAATTTCAATCTCTCTATTATGTTTTTGAATCTGTAAAGGAGGTATATTTATTTCAAATAAATAAACATTTTTGTATATTTTTCTTGCTACGTTAATGTAAACTTTATGAATAAAATCATCTAATTTTGGAATATTTATATCTATTTTTTTCTGTTTTTGCCCAACACGCATAGCAGTAAGTATTTTAAGCTGAATAACGTGTACACAGGTAACCAAATCTTCTAAATAGGAACATCCTGATTTTTCAACGATTCTTTTTCTTTCATTTTCAATAATATTTGGATTCCATTTTGGTACTCTTGAAATAAAATTCTGAAAGGTCATTAAGTATTTTTCTTTTTCATTATTGTCTTTACATAATTTGAGAGCTTCATCTAATATTGATTTGTAACCATCTATAATTAATGGAGTTAAAATTGTAATTAATCTCGCAGACCATTCATTTCGTGATTCATGAAGTGTGCTAACGCTAAAATCATCCATTTACATAAAACTAATATTTTCTAAAGATAAATTTGAACTTAAAAAAACAAAATTCAATATAAATAAAATTAACAATTTTTCAGTCCTAAACTCTTTTCGAACTTTATTAAAGGCTATTAACAATTCATATCTTTTTTCATCAGATAATTTTGACTCTAAGAATTTTGTATTTTCAAGTAAGTTTATTATATCTATCCCACTATAACCTTTTTCATAAAGCTTCACGGATTTTTTCATTAAATCATGTATTTCTATTTTTCCTTCAACTAATTTAATCAAATCTTTTTTCAACCAATCTAACCTAGCAGTTTTTATTTCTTTCATTATAAAAGTTTCATTTAGGTTGAATTTATATAAATTTATTACATTATTATTGTAAACGGGTTGCGAAACATAAATTTCGCAAAATCTAGATAAAATAGGTTTCAATAATTTATATTTATCTTCTACAATAATAAAAAATCTAGTGTTGTGACTAAAAAGCTCAATACATCTTCGTAATGCGGATTGTGCGTCCATAGTTAATTTATCCGCATTTAACAAAACAATACTTTTGAAAATATCTCCGCCATTGGAATTTATATGCGTTTTTGCGAAAAATTTCAAATCATCTCTAATAAATTTAATTCCTTTACCGTGAGCGCAATTAACATACATAACAAGTGATTTGATCTTCTCTCTGTCATTTTCATATATATTGTGAATAAAATCGTTTACAATGGTTCTTTTTCCGCTTCCAGAAGGCCCATGAAATATTATATTTGGGATTTTATGTATTTTATAAAAGTATTCTAATTTTTCTTTTATAGATGAATGAATATTTAATAACATTAGCAAACTTATTATTAATAATAGAGTGTTTTTATATTTTATTATAACGTAAATAATAAAATACATGTATAAAAGGGGGAAAATATAACGTAACTATGGTTCATTCATATTGATTTTTTTTTCAACGTAATCTATTATTGTATCATAATATAACTCATACGATAAATTATTAGCAAGTTGGTTTGCGTTCATGGTAACCGAACAACCCCCAGATTCTAATAATGAAACGTCGAATTGTAATATTTTTCTATCTAAGGCTTTGTAAATAATTTCTTTTACAATATGTTTTCTATCATTTTTTACGTGTAAATGTAGTGAAAATTTTGAAAATGGAATCCCGAAATAATTACACGTATCTACAATATACTCGAAATCTTCTACTTCAAGAGTTCCGCAAGTATCCGATAAACAAATGGTATCTATTTTCATGTTACCTAATTTCAAAATTTCGTGAACTACTTGGTCATTATCTAATTTACCTTCAATAGGACATTCATTTATACATGAAACATATAATTTTATAAAATAATGAATATTATTATACTCTCTTTTATTGTCATCCAATAATTGAATCATTTTTGACAATTCTGTTTTGCTTTGATTTACATCCATTTTTGTATTTTTTTTTTGAAAACTATTAGATACTGAAGTAATAAATGAAATATTTTTTACGAAGGGTTTATCCAATATAGTATACAAATGATTTATGTTTGGTATTAAAATAAAATGATTACACTTGTGTAAGTTTGTATATATATTATCAATTTCTTGATCATTAAATTGTTCGACATATTGAAGTAATTCCATAGAATCTGCTAAAATAGGAAGGATCTTTTTTGAAACTAATGAACCTATTTCTACATTTGTAGGAAAATGCGTGTAATAAATTTCACTGTATATTTGTTTTTTGTATTCGAAATGAAACTTTTTAATATCATCCTCGCTTGTAAAAGATTGTAACCCATCTCTTAATGTAACGTCAAATAATGTTGGTGGTCCCAATTTATTATAAAATTGTTTACATTTTTTATTATCTAAAAAACTTTCAAATCTTTTTAGACTCCAACAAGGCGATTTGCTAAACATTATATAATATTATATAATGTTATACAATGTTAATTTTTAAGTTTATTTAGAATAGGTTTTATTTTTTATTTTTTATTTTTTATTTTTTATTTTTACACCTATTAAAATAATTTTTCACATTTTCCAAATTCAGCACCTGAAAATAACATATAATTTTTTAAGTTACACCTTTTTGTTTTATTATTTTTACATCGTTTACATTTACTTAATTGTTTAAGTATTTTTCTTTCTGTCTTATTTGATATTTTGTATGTTTTGTTTTTTAATTGTGCTTTTATTTGTTTTTTAAGTTCTTTAGTATTCATTTCTATACTTTTTTTACACGATTTACATTTTAAAGATTTTATATAAACAGAACACTTTTTTTTATAATTTTTATTCATCACTTCTAAATATTGCTTTTGGGTATGATTTCCTGTTTTTACTGAACCAATACCAGTATAACAAATATTATTTTTATCCATTATAATAATATTTGTATAGATAATATTATAACTTGCGCGTTTTAAATGAGAAAAAAGTTTAAACAGACGTTGTTAGAGAGTGAGTATAAGGGTTCTCTCTAAATGCGTTTAATATGTCCGGTTGAATTCTATCACAATTAATAGATTCATTATAATATTGAGGAGAGGCGACGGCTCCAAGCGTTTGAACAGAAGGAGGTAACGTGGATATTCTTGAGTTGGCTGGATTAAATCTACCATCATATCTGTTAGCGTCTGCTTTGCTAATATTTACATTCATTTGTTGATTAAATATTTGGGTTCCGCCTTGGTTAGCTCTATTTCCAATAGTAGATGATTTTATATCATTGTTATGTTGGTTGTAAGCTGCGGCGTAACTCATATCGCCGTATTGCGAGGCAGCTCCTCCCGACGTTCCTATATAACTACAACTTGACGTATCTCGTTGCGTCATTTCTCCAGGCATAGCATTGTTAACATACATTCCTTCTTTTTGTCCATCAATATAAAAAGTTGGAGAATACACAGTTGTTTCTTTGATAGTTGTAGGCGTAATATCATTCATATTTATAACATAACTACTAGGTACCGAACTAGTCGCTTCGCCGTAAACGCGCATATTTTTCGCGGTTTCTTGTTTGCGAGTTGGTTTTAAAAAGTCTAATAAAGGCGCTATTACGGCGCCAACAGCTCCGCTAAATCCGCTTCTAATATTGTCTGGTTGTGTTAAAGTTGACCTATTATTTGAGTAATTGGTGTGACTACGAAGATTCGCTTCTCCATCGGTTATAGGACCGCGTCCAACAGCAGTAGAATGATTAATATCATTACTTGCGAGTTGTATACGTTTTGTTGATTCAAATGAAGTAGGTGCCTGCCCCACTTGTCTTCCACCTTTGTTAGCAATGCCTTTGTAATCAGTCACTACGTCTTCACGTTTTATAATTCCCAACTCTTGAATTGGTCTCAACGTTTCGCCTTTTTCGGCGCCTGTAGTAGTCAACCAACGGTCTTGCGTATTAATAAAAAAAGTATCAGGATGTTGCTTTTCTACGCGACCAATAATACCCACATTTTTTATCGATGATTCAGCGGGACCTTCATGATTTGCTAATGAATACGATAATTTCGGATTTGTTTCCACTCTTAATTGATCTACTGTATATGGTAACCATTTATCCCGAGCTTCCATACCAGAATTAAATCCTCCACTTCCTTGATTCGAATATCCTTTGTCTAAACCAGGCGCCACCATTACACTATCGAATAATTTCACTTCGTTGTTTTTCATTACTGGATTTACGCGTGACTGATAAAAGTCACTATTATTTGGCGCTCCATTTGACCAAGACATATTTTCTTGGGGTTTGAATAAAGGCGCTTGTTCTATCTTTTTTTTTATTTGAGACCCATTGCCAACCATATTGTCTAACATAAATTCGGCGGTATTTGCGTGATAAGTATTTCCTTTTACTTTCCCTCCGTTGAAAGGGACCATATTATTATGTTTAAATTGATTCGAGTCTAAATAATTTCCTGTAAGTGAATAAATTTCTTGAGGGTTTTGACCAACGCTTGCGCCTCTCTCTACTCTTTTTTCGTAAATATTCTGATCAAAATATTTATCAGTTGCTTGATTTGGATTAATATATTCTTGGACGGTGTCTGCTAGTTGACTTATATTTGTAACTGGAAAATTTTGAGGAGGAATATTTGCGTTGGGTAAATAATTGGTTGGTTTTCCCATATTTGTAAATTTTTCTTGCGTTATATTTGTTTTTTTTCCCTGTTTATTTTTATTGCTATTGCTATTTTGTGTTGGTTGATTCGATATTACATACATTCCGCCTAATGCGATTAATGGTATAGCTAATTCCATATTATATTATATATATAAAACATTATTTTTATTTATTGAACTTCAAAGATCATATTAATAAAAAGAAAAAGAAAAAGAAAACGAAAACTAGTTTCTGTTTGAATTCGTTTTTATATTTTGACATGAATTAGTTTGACTACATATATTTGCCCCTTTTCCAACGATTACATTTGTAGGTAATCTATTATTTGTTTCGTTTAATAAACATTCTCGTTTTGGAACAAAATAATCTTTTTCTAAAATTCTCGTACTAAGATTATTCAAAAAAGGAATACATGTATTTTCTTGAGGATTTAAAGGAGGGTAGTACCAGTCTACCTGTTCTAAATCTCGATACCACCAAGCAGGATTTGTCGCCCTAGACTGATCGGTAAATACATTATTACAAGTAGGATATTGGATTGCTTCATTGGGAACATTATATTTTTTATAATTATCTTTTCCTAAACAGTCTCTACCAAGTTGTCTATTTACGCCTAATAAGTCGCTTTCCAAATTGATTGTGTTTGTTCTTAAATTTCCAGCCCATTTTTGAGGGATAATGTGAGGGTCTTCAAAATAACAAGGATTCGAACCGTTACCAGGGACATTCAAAATCCATCTACCAGGGTCTGTAGATTGTTGTAATTGTTTTTTTGTTCTACACGGGTCATAATTAAATCTTGTAAATGACATTATAATATAATATATAATATTATATTAAAATAAAAAATTTTTAATATAGTATTTGTAATTCATATTTAGTTTGTTTAGTTTGCTTAGTTTGCTTTTTTGTATTACAAGATGATCCAAGTGCTATTCGTTTTATTTAAACATATTTCACCAACGTATGAGTCAGAAGGAACAATAATTGTATTAGTATCTTGGCTTACGATGCTATTATAAGGCAGAACTTTATCGCTGCCTATTGGTGATACTTTTAGATCAGTAGCTAATGTTCCGCCTACTCGACGAAAAAGAATGCGCATACCATCTGGAATACTCGAATTTGTACTTAAAGGTAAAGTAATGGTAGAATTATCGGTAATATCAAAACCATGAACGCCATAAAAAGCAGGTGACAAAGTTGTTTCCCAGTTTACAGAACTGGTAATATTTGTTGGGCTCATTAAAAAAGGATAATAATTAGTTCCTATTGTTAAAGAATTTATACTTGCTGATACAAGGCATGATAAAGTGTCAACTTTTAACTCTTTATCAATCTGCCCAGCGTCACCCTTGTCTCCTTTTGCTCCATCAAGACCATTAGTACCATTGTCACCCCTGTCACCTTTTTCTCCTTTTGCTCCATCAAGACCATTAGTACCATTGTCACCCCTGTCACCTTTTTCTCCTTTTGCTCCA